GACTGGCTGTGCAGATCCGTCCCCCGCCCGAATTTGCGCGGCTCCTGCTTGGCGTAGAGCGGCAAGCCGAGCGTGTTGGCGGTCTCGTTGAAATCCGCCGGCGCGAAGTAGGTCTTGAATGTCGACGCCGTACCCAGCGGGAAGAAGTGCGCCTCATCGTCGGCGATGAACTTGCGCACATTGCCGGCGGCGTCGGTCGCCTGGCCGCGGTACTCCTCAAACGTCACGCCGCCAAAGGTGAAGCCCATGCGGTTATCCGACAGCAGCGCCAGGCCGTTCTGCCAGCGCGAGTAGGCTTCCTTCACCTTCGGATGCGTCGTGAGCGCATCGAAGAAACCAGCCGAGCAGAGGCACATGATGCCGCTCATGAACTCGCCCTTCAGGTTGTCCTCGATGTGGCGTTTTACCTCGAGCACCTTGGTGAGCACCTCGGTGGTGTTGGTCGTCAACGCGAAGTTGACGGTCTTCGCCGTGATGCCGAACTCGGTGTAGAGGTTGTAGAGCGTCGAGCCGTCGGCATCGAGGATCACGCCCTTGAGCGCCCCCATGCGGAGATGTTCGAGCGTGATGGCATGCTTGCTGCGCATGGTCTGCAGCTTCTGGGCCATCAATCCAGCCAGTGCATCGGTCTCGGTCTCCGAGCCAAAGGCCCGGATGCCCTGGACCTCTTCGGGCAGCACAGTGTCATCGTGCGGGATGTGCGGGATCACAAAGCTGCGGACCTTGCGCTTGCCCTGCGTTCCGAGCGTGCCCGGCGCGCCGACCGGCTGCGTGGGCAGCAGGTTCAGCACACCGCTCATCTCCTCGATGATGATGGTGCGCAGCCGCACGCCGGTCGCAGGCATCAGAGCCAGCTGCTCGAGGCGGCCGTAGGTGTTGGGGATGCGGTTGATGGCGGCAGTGAGAGCCACCATATTGAACGCTTCGGTGGTGAACGGATTCAGCATGGACATGGGATTTCCTTACGCTCCCTCCCGGACAAGAATGCCCAGGCTCTTGAGTTGCGCGATGGCCGCGCTCTTCTGATTCGTCGTGGCCCCTGCAGGCCAGGTGATGCCGTTGGCCGACACAATGGCGTTGCGGACCACGGCCACAGCGGAACGGTCCCAGCCATCCGGCGCGGTGGCGGGTTCGGTCAGCAGGCCGCATGCCACGTTCGAGCCGTCGGTGGCCGAGAAGCCAATTTGAACCACCTTGCCCGAGCCTGCGGCGACCGTGATGGTGAAGGCGTCACCGGCAGCGAAGTCGGCATCGCCGTCAGCGATCGTGAAGGTCAGCTGCGTCGCAAACTCCGTGCCCACGGCCGCAATGCCGACCAGGATGCCGTCGGGATCCTCGACCGCGAACTTGCCGCCGTTGGTGGCAGGCTCGATGCAAACCACACGGTAGACGCCGGGCTTGGCCGCCTGGCCGACCGCCGGAGCCGCAGTGATCGTGCCGTCACCGCTGTTGCCGGCGACGGCCGCGCCGACCGCAGCACCTTTCGTCACGCGGCCCAGCACCATGCCGGTGGTGAGCGCGCGCTCCGCTCCGCTGCCCGCCAGGATGGTCACCACATCCCGGCTGTACTGGTTATCAACTTCCCACTTGAGCCAGTCGCCCAAGCGCATGCCTTCAGTCTGGACACTCATCGGCTATCGGTCTCCTTTCGCGCCGAGAGCGGCGCAGGCTTTGACGACGGGGTTTTCGTCGAGATTCTGTGGGACGCCGGTAGAGGCGTTCGGCAGCACATGGGACCGGATCTCGGCCTGGCTGTCCTCGCTCGCCTTCAGCGCCAGCAGTTCCTTGCGGACATCCGAAGCGCTGAGTCGGCGCACGATGAATTCGCTCGCCAGGGTCGGATGCCCGGTCAGTCCACAAAGCTCGACGATTTCGGCCGCCTCGGCGTAGCCCCGATCACGGGCATCGGAGGCGAGCGCGGCAAGGTTGGGGGTGGATTCCGGCGGCGCGGCGGCCGCCGGCAAGGTGTCGGACATTTTGAAACCTCCTGTTACGGGTTGAAGTTGCGCGGACATCTCGGCCAGCGCCTCACGGAACGTGCCGACACGGTCGGCCAGGCCCCGCGCCACGGCATCAGCGCCATGGAAGATGCCCGCTTCGGTATTGCGAACGGCCTGAGCGCTCAGACCCCTGCGCCCGGCGACAGCGCCGACAAACATGCCGTAGAGACGGTGCACTTCTGCAGCAAGGACATCGAGAGCCTCCTCGGACGGCGGCTCGTGTGCGTTGAGATCGTTCTTGCGGTCGCCGGCGAAGACAGTCGTGTATTTGAGGCCATGCGCAGCGTCGAAGCCGCTCTGGTCCAGGTGCATGGCGATGACCCCGATCGAGCCCACCGCGCCCGTGCGCGTCACCCAGACGCGATCCGCGGCCGAGGCCAGCAGATAGCCGCCGCTGAGAGCCCAGTCGTCCACCGACGCCCAGACCGGCTTCAATTGCGCGGCCTGCGCGATCAGATCCGCGGCGTCCCAGGCGCCGTTGGCCTCGCCGCCGTAGCTGTCCACGCGCAGCAGGATGCCGCGCACCTGCGGATCCGTCGCGGCGTCAAGGACTTCATTGCCGAGTTGCTCATAGGAAGTGAGCCCGGACTGCGCGTCCATCCCCGAGGCCCGGTTCACGAGGCTCCCGGAGGCCTCGATCACGGCGATCCCCGCAGAGGAAACCGCATACGGCTTCCGGCTGCGGTGTTCGGCCATCAGCGCGATGTCGGCAGCCGGAGACTCGACGCCCAGACGGGGCGCCAGGGCCGCGAGCACGGCATTGAGCTTGGTGGCGTCGATCATGAGCGGCGTGTCAAAAACACGCGCGGCGATGTGGGGCAGTGTCGTCATTGGATCAGGGAGCTTTCCTCTGCTGGGGTCTGCGCCGGCGGCAGCAACGGCACGCCAGCTTGCGATTGCTGTCCGTTTGCGGTGGTTTTCCGGGGATCAGTGTCGAAGGTCAGACCAAGCGAATCCGCCCGTTCGTTGTCGGCCGCGATCTGGCGATCGACGTCTTCCTCGTCGTAACCCATCTCATTGATCACCGCGCCACGAGGCTTGAATCCCGCACGGACCGCTGTGACCTCGGCCTTCATGTCCTTGAGCGGATCGACCCAGTCCCAGGACGGCGGCCGCCACTCGACATCCAAATAGAACGAGCGGTTGCGGGCGTAATCCCGCGCCGGGATTTCGCCTGCCAGCACAGCCGCCTCGATCCAGGCCCGCCACACCGGGCGGCAGAATTGAAAGACCATCACCTGGTGCTGAAACTGCTCGCAGCGGCGGCGGAACTCAAGCAGACCCGCGCGGATCGAGGAGTAGTTGACCTTTTCGAGATCCCCTGTCAGCTGCTCGTAGGTGATCCCCAGCCCGGCGGCGATTGCGCGCAGCTGCACCTTCATGAATTCCGCATACATCCCGCCCACATCGCCCGGCTCGGTAAACCGCACGTCTTCGCCCGGCAGCAGCTTCACCATCGAGCCAGGCTCGAGGCCGGCCAGAGGGACGCCGCTGGCATCCTTGGCCGCCTCGCCCGGCTTCGCGCCGATCACCGGATCGTCCGGGTTGTTCTCGATGATGAAGGCGGCAAACATCGCCGCCAGCTTCTTGCGGACCAGCTCGGCGTCGTCGTACTGATCGAGTTCATGGAGCTTCACCAGGACCTGCGTCAGCCACGGCTGGCCACGGTGCTGACCCGGGCGAAGCGGTTTGTAGACATGCAGGACCCCATCAGCGGTGACGCGCGTGGTCTCGCCAGCGCGGGCAAACATCAGCTTCTCGCCGGGATGCTCACGGTAGAGGTGATACGCTGCGCGGCGACCAATCTTGTCGTACTCGATCCCAGCGCGGATGACATTGCCGTTCGCCAGGTTTTCGTTTCGCGATGCCGGCAGATGCTCGGCTTCAAGCATTTGCAGTTGCAGCGGCACACTCAGCCGGTCCTCCGGCCGGCGCGGCCGCAGACGGACGATGCACTCGCCGCCCTCGACGGTTGCCCGGCATACGAGAGCCTGCAAACCATAGAAGTCCGTCAATCCCGATGCATCGGCCTCGTCGGTCCAGCGCAGCCACAACCTCTGCAGCTTCCGCTTAACCGCCGCATCGGGGTGTTTCGACTGCGGCTTGATCCCGGTGCCGACTGAATTGGCGACGAAGCTGTCGATCGCATTCGAGGCCCACGCGTTGCGGCGCACCATGTCGCGGGAGCGCGACCGCAGTGCGTCGCCCCCGCCACTCACCAACGCATTGATGCCGTCTGTCGATGGATTCCAGCCCTGCGTCCGGCGGGTCGTCGCGGCAGCCTCGTAGCCCGCGCTCAGCCGCAGCGCCGGGACCGCCGCCCGGATTAGATTGCGCCAGTAGCCCATCGCCTAGAAGCCCTTCTCCGTGAAGACCCGGATCATGCGCGTGCGCGGCGTCGCCGGATTCGCCACCGCCAGGCCGGCCTTCACCTCGGCGATCGCCTTCTTGATCTCGTCGACGCTGCGGTACTCGACACTGCGGCCTTCAAACGTGACGCGGAGGGTACCGCTCGCGAGCGCTGCCTCGAGCGCTTCGAGTTGGGATTGGGTATAAGCCATTTAGCGTTGAATCCAGTTCGAGTGGACGACGACACGACGAATCGGGGGCGGCCCCGAAGGCGCCGGCATATCACCGGCGACATCCGAAGCCCCTTCCGTCTTTGCCACGGCGGCTTCTAACTCACGCCAGTGGCGCTCGATGAAACGGTCGATCCCGTAAATGGATGCGGCTGCGCGCGCATACACCCTGGCGTCCAGGGCTTCGTTGCGCGCGTTGGCGCCCAGCACCCAGTGGCCCTTGATGAAGCTCTCCGAAGTCAGTTGCCGGAAGTAGTCTTCCTCGTAGCGCGGGAAGTGGCAGTACCCAGCCGGGAACGCCTCGCCGCTTTCCTCTGTCGGTGGAGCCAGACGCAACCTGCTGTACAACTCCGACTTCGCCACCGGTGTGCCCAGCGTCCACAGCCTCGTACCACGGCGTTTGCTCGCATCCACCGGCGACGCGCCCAAGATCAGCCGGTCCGTCCGTGCCGTGCCCTTCACCGCCACAGCCGATTTCGGATGCGGCGCCCGCGCTCCGGCCGGACCCCACGATGCCTGCGGATGGGCGCGGACCCAGTCATAAACGATGCGCGGGTTGTAGCCCGAATCGACGCACAGCACGCGGATCGGTAGCCGCATCCCGTGGGCATGAGGAAACTCTTCATCCAGCACGGCGTCAAGCTGCCGCCACACCTCGGGCCGGGCGGTGTCTCCCATCAAGACCCGGTAGTCCACCGACCAGGACTCCTTCGCCCGCCCCCATGCAACGACTTCCACCTCGATCCGGTTCGGATGGACGTCGGCGCCGGCGGTGAGGAAAAGCCCGCCGCTGGGGACCGTGCCGAGCGCGTAATCCTCCCGCCGGTCGTACAACGGCTGCCAGTCGGGCGCCTCGCCGCGCTCTTGCCACGATTCGCCCAGCACCAGGTTGACGAACGACTTCAAACGCTCGACGTCCTTCTGGGCTTTCTCCCAGTCGTCGGCCGCCCTATCCCATCCGTACCAGCCCACGGGGCTGTAGAGACTCGACAGATGATAGCCTCGCGTCCGGCCGTCGCCGATGGCCTCCGGCCGCCACTCGCCACGCGGCAGCATGGCCGCTTTATGGTGATTGAAGATCGCCTGCTCACAGGAGACGCACATATAGGCGACCTTCTGCGGCTCGCCCTTCGGCCAGCGCAGCCGCTCGAACTTCAGCACCTGAAACTCCCCGCAATGCGGACACGGCACCCAGAATCGCCGCTGGTCGCTTTCGGCAAACGCCGCCTCGATCCGGCTCAAGCCGGTGATCAGAGGCGTCGACACCATGAACACCTTGCGCCGCGCAAACGTCCGCGTGCGCGCGAAGGCCAGGTTGATCGGATCGCCCTCACCGTCGACATCGCCCGGATAGGCATCCACCTCATCCAGGAACAGATACCGCACGGCCATCGAGCGCAGCCCCACGGCGGAGTTGGCGCCGGTCATCACCAGCACGCCGCCGGGAAACTCCTTCGACAGCACGGTGTTGCCCGAATCGCGCGAGCGTGGGCTTTTCACCAACTGCCGCAGCGGCTCACTCTCCTCAATCAGCGGGTCGATGCGCTGCTTCGAGTT